GCCTCATTATTGTTTAATCTAAATACTTGTCCATCTTGAGGATATATACTTGCATTACAAGTAATAATTGTATCAAATCCAAAGTCCTCCAACTCTTTCATATCTTCAAGATAGGTGAGATTCCCGTTGCCTGGCTCTAAACCGTGGGCAACGAAAGTAAGATTTCTTGATAGAAACTCTTCTTCACTTTTTAAATTCAATGCACCTGCGGCATAATTTCTAGCATTGGGAATCTCTTTGGGAGCAACCACTTCTCCAGTAATTTGCATATAATTTTTAGGTATTGTTGGAGGAACTAAATGTTTGACTAGATTAGTAACATCAATACCAAATTTACCGTCTCCGCGAGTAATTACCTTCCATAGATTGCCTCCATGATAAGATACACTAATTGCTGCTCCGTCTAATTTTGGAGTAACCACACATGATTCTCCGTTAGCCCAAGAAGGTGGTGTGTCCTCTCCCTCAAACACTTTTTGTAGACTATACATTTGAAAAGCATGAGGTATTCTATCCTCTCTACTTATTTTATATCCTACAGTGTCATATTGAACTTTTATTCTATCGTATACATCATCAGGTATTACAGGATTTCCCTCGTAATACTTTTCTTCACAATATTCTATATAGTTTTTTAACTTCATCTTCCTATAAACTTAATATCAGATTTAGGGATAACTTGATATGCTCCCTTGTTGTATGCAATAGATACAGTATAATTCTTACTTGTTTCCTGCTTGTAAGAAGTATCTGACGCAGGAGTATAGCTATCCATAGTCATGCTAGGATATTGTTCTCTGTGATTGTCAGTTTTATACTGCGGGAAATGACCACGAAATGTCTTGTTATCTTGTGATCGTGATTTTCCTTTTTGTGATCTGCAAACGCTGTGTCGCTTGCGACCAAATGAATCGTGTGTAATACTTCCTTTTATAATCATACATATATTATATCAAATCCATGAGGATTTGTCAAGAACTATTTTTAGGTGAGGTATATTTGATCTAATATATCTTTGAACTCTTTTTCTAAGATTGATTTGCTTTCAGCTAGCGAAAGGATTTCCACTAACCCAACAAAGAGTTGTCTACTATTTTCAAGGTCTAAAGGCATAGAGATTCCTTCGTTGCCTGGCTTCCATTCTTCATCAAAATCTTGATAATATTTGCGAATGGAAAGCCACTCAACATCTCTAAATACGCTTATCGTTAAACATATCTTTTCATGTTTATCTTCATTATAGTATATTTCTTTTTCGTAGTAAGGCGGTGCATTTAAATCAATCATTTTTGACCACCTTATTTAATGGAAGAATTTTTGTTACATTTCTCGGATCAAGTAATCTATAGGAATCTGTATCCCAACAAAAGAGTAAGACAGTACTTGAGCTTTCTTTAGCCCTATTCTTTCTATTCTTTATGTAAGGGGTTTCAAAATCCCTTGTACAGATATTATACTTTAATCTTTTACTATTTTTAGTTCGGTATGTAACATATGCATCTCCTGCATCGTCCATTCGTTTTTTAAATTCATCTTTTGTCATTGCTCCTCCAGTTTAATCTAACAAAATTTTTTGAATTGTTAAACTTTTGGTTGTTTTAACAGATGAAAAAATGCAGGGGGCTAAGCCCCTGCTATAAAACTAAATTAACTATTTAGTTTTTCAACTACAGATGTAAAGTAAACAGCTGCTTTACCAGTAAGTTTTGATATGATGGCATCATCAACATCAATACCTGCATCAGTTAAAGCACTTGATAGAGAACTCTGAGCGTCTGCAACACTCACTCTACCACCGCCGTTACCATTTGAAGATGATCTAGCAGCTGGTGTCTTTTTAACATAAACACCTGCTTTTGTTAGAATCATTCTTACTCCATTTACAGACTCGCCCATCTGATCGGCAATGTCTGCAACAATTTCCATAGAGGTCTCTGGAGTTGGTTCTGCCTGTGTATACAGATCAACTGCCTCTTGTTTTCTTGAATCGTCCCAAGCCATTTTTCGTTTTCTCCTAATTTTTCCAAATTTGTTTTCGTATTCCTCCATTGTGTCTGTGCCACGATAGCCTGGGCACCAACCCACCGAAGAAACCATTTGTTGATAAAATCTGTCACTCATAGATTTATTTCCATTTATATATTATATGAAAATAATAACCATTTGTCAAGAACTATTTTTTGATTCCTATTTAAAATGCTTTTTAATTGTTGCAATTTTATCCTCTGCATGTGCAATCTTTTCAACTTGAGACTCAACCGCCTCGGCAATGTCGGGGTGTTCCCCAATACCTACCGAATTTCTAGTATAAGTTAGAATATTGGCTTTTGCCATCTCTATCTCGCCTTCTAGTTTTTTAACAATTGCTTTTAATAAATAATTCATTTTAAAACTCCTTTTGCAAATCCGTCTATGAATCGTTTTGTTTTCTCTGGGAAAATTAGTGCGATTACTAAGACAGGAAATGTAACAAGAAAAAATAGAAATACAATTATAGTAGCTCTTAACCAATGCTTCACTAACAGATTGTTTGGATTTACTGCCCGTACTATTTTAAAAGCTGGCCAATAAAGTCCGTACATTGCAGTAAGAACACCGCTGATGTATACTGCTATAAATATTTCCATTAAACTGTTCCTATACTTACAAGTAATCTTGCAAGTGTCCTAGACTTCCTAAGTTGCAGGCTAAACAGTTTCTATACCTGCCACCGTGTTTTACATATGGAAAGAAAGTATCTGTAAAATCAAATGGTGGTTCAATAGTATAAACTAAATATCCATACTGACCATCTGGGTTTACCCACTCTCTTTGAATGATAGCTGGTGTATTATTTATTACACACCAGACTTTCTCACCCACTGCAAATCTTTCGGCAACGCATTGCTCGGGAAGTTCTATTTCTTTCCAATTATACCCATCTGTTGGGTATTTTTTAGGTATACCTAGTCTTTCTATTATACCTCTTACAAAAGCTGGAGAGCGATATAAGTCTGAAGCAATCTCAGATATGTTTTCTCCATCAATGTAACCTTGAACTACTGCTTTTATTTCTTCTCTAGTAGCTCCTGTTCCTTTCTTTTCTGCTCGTCTTTGAGCACGAAAATTCTGTGTCTCTCTGTATTCTTTTATTATGTTTGCTAATCTTGTAGTGTTGTAAGTTATGTTTAATATATTGCAGGCTTCCTTTTTAGTTATAGGTTTCTCTGCCTCTAGTAACTCAATCACATGACTGATATTAGCATCAGTTAATTTTTCGTAATCTTTCTTCTTCGTTCTCATTAATAAAATATAAAATTATTGCGTAGTGAATTATTTTTAGTATATCTTCTTTGTTATACCCATTCTTTTTACCATATCTTTGGGCATACTTGATGATATTACCTACACAAAACCCTTCTCCATGACCTGAATCAATTACAAACTCTGTAGTTTGAATCTTACCAGTTCCATAGTGTCGTGTGTAGGTATTGTCTACATGCTCAATAATATCACCTATAATTTTGTCCTCATTATATTTATACTTATTCACTTGTTATCCTTTTATCATACCAAGCAAGCCCTTCGTCCCACCAATGTGGTTTATCACGATGTGACCACTTAGCAAATGTTGCTTTGTCTGTATGGTAATATAAACGATACGAACCAACTACATCACTCTCGTCTTTTAGTTCATCTGGCATAGCCATACCGAAAGGAGTTTGACCTTTACGAGGCATATTCTTAGGTTCTGGTAGTTTATTAATTACTTCTTCTACCGACTTATGTAATTTACCATACCTGTAATAATATTCGTCGTTTAGGGCATTTGCATAGCAGTGAACCCATTCAAAGTTGTCTAGTGAAGATCGTGTCCATATTGTACATGGGTGGTTATACATCATTGGTAAGTAAGGTGTTAAAGGTCTTTCTTCTAAAGGCAAGTGTTTGATACTTGCTTTAGATTCATTCACTATAGCACTTTCTTCTTTTGTCAGTGCGCGAGGCACAAATCCCAAAAGATGGTCTACCCAGATAGCCGTGCATAGAAGCTGTGCAGCTTCCAAAGGCATTTTAACGATATGTTTGTCCACATGATATTCTGCGCACTTATCAAAATCTTCGTCAAGGTAAAATAAATTCATAATGTATATTATACTAAAAAATTTAACATAAGTCAAGAACTATTTTTTGAATCAAAAAAGAAGCTAGGGACGGGAATCCCTAGCTGTATATTTATTTATCTTTAGCTTTACCTACATTTAAAGCACACCAGTCCATAACCATGTATACTTTTTTCATCCAGCCATCATCAACTGGTGTAGGAGTAATTGCAGCGATAAAAGACGCAATCATAACTACTGTTGGTATAACGGCAATCCATGACTGTATCCACTGAAAGAATTCTAACATTATTCTTCTCCCTTTGCGTCACGAAGACGCTCCGCGATGACTTCAAGTCTGTCATCTATTTCTTCTAACCAATCTTCTAATACCTCAAATCTTTCTTGAACGGCAGGATTCTTTTCAAAGAACTTTGCCTGTTTCTCTAGTTTGCGAAATAGAAGAAAGGACTTTATAAACCTAATCAAAGTTATCCCTCACATATTTAATATACGCAAGAGATATTATCGCTAGGTTAAGAACTAATAAACTACTTACCAAAAGCCTTACCTGCCTCAGAGATACCAAATGCTCCTAGTGTTACTACCACTAGAGATGTATATATTGTATCGTCTATTATTAATTCTTTTCCCATAAATGCTGTGATTAAGTCACAAGTTGCGAATACTACCATAAAGAAAAAAGATATAAACCCAATGATTGCTTTTTCATTAACATCATTGTCGTCTAAGAATAAGTCTATGAACTTTCTCTTTGGTGGAGCTAATTGTTTTTTAGCTGCCTCTGCTTCTGCTTTCAAAGCTGTTATAGTATCTTCTGCTTCATCTAGTTTATCAACTAGCGTCATATATTTATCAAGGTCTATATTGACCTCATTTCTGTTCTCCGATTCCATCTTCGGTTGTTACCTTACGATAGTAAACTACTACCTCTTTGAGTTCACGAATATATCGTTTTAACTCCTGCATATTGTATGACATTAGTTCATAATCAGGTACAGACATAGCAAGAAATACTACTTGTCCTTCCCTTTTTTCAAACTCTTCTAAAAACTCGTCTAAGTTTGCTTCACTAACTACATACCAATATGGCTCTTTTAAATCTAGTTGTCGTGGTAATACAGGTTGAATTATTTGTCTTTCAATTGGCTTTGCACTAACCTCTAATGTCCGTTGAGGTAGGAGGCTGCAATTGGAGACCATCATCAGCGTTGTCAATATCACGACTGTCTTCTTCAATTCCATCAAATACTTCCTTAGTTGCCTTATTTATTCTAGGCTCTATTAGCCCAGGCTTTGCTGCAGCTAATTTAGTTAAATTGTGTCTTTTAAATATATCAAGATAGCGATTCATCTCTAGTTGAATCTCTTGATTCTTACTTTGTAAATCCAATAAACTTTGACCTTGCAAAGCAAAGTCATTTTGTAGTGAATTTATTGTTTGTTCCTGTGTTTGTACTGCTACTTCTAAACTCTTTACATTTCCTAGCAGTTTCTGATTTTCTTGATACAAGTAGTAGCAAAGACCACTTGCTATGAGAGTAGTTCCCAAGAATACTTTATACATGTTCCCACTCTTGATTTTGAAATAATAAGG